GGAAGACAAAGTTCTATTTATTTGTTTTTGGTTAGAAAAATCATATTCTTCTTTTGGTTCTGGTATTCTTACACTAATCTTTGGCATTAACGTCTCCCATCTGGTTGTAAATCTAATCTTAAAGTTCCAAATCTCCACTTTTCATTAGCTGCATCGTTTTCTATTTTTACATTTACAAAACGACCTCTAGCTCTTGTATCTTTTTTATCTGTAGTAGAATTGACTGTAAAAGGACTTAATGTGGTTGTGGTATCTGATTGTTGTGGATATCTTTTTACAGCTAAACTTACTTTTGAATTACCTTCTAAATTTTTAAAATCAGGCACAAATCTTCTAACAGCTAAAAATACCTCACCTGCTATTTTAGGACCAGACGATTTACCCTCTGCTGTTTTTTGTCTATTTTCTAAATCTATGTCAAACGATTTTATAAAAGAAGAAACTATCGTAGTAGATCCATCTTCGTTTACTTGATCTGTTCCCACCTCATGTTCAAAATATTTTGTTTGTCCTAAACCATCTTGACCTATAACATCTGGAAATGTTCCGTCGGCCGTGCTGTTATATTTAGTTGCATATGGATTAGGATATATAGTTGCATCCATCCAACTTGTTCTTGCTTCTGTGCCTGTGTACCAAACACCTCCTGCAACTCCTGAAGACTCACCATAATTAAACACCACGTATTTGTCATTAAATGAAGATGTAGCTGAAGGATAATACCAAGTAACTTCAGTAAATAAATTATTTAATCCTGCTGAAACTTGTTGTCCTTTTGTGGTATCAAAATTGTTAAATACAAAATCCTCTACAGTGCAAGGCAGAGATTTTACTGTACCATCAAATAAAAAGAAACCTTTTTGACTTAACCAAAAAGCAGCTCCGTCTATTTCTATTACAGCGTTCTTACCTATCAAACCACAGTTGGTGCCTACTTGTTCAAAACTAAATGTAAAAGGCGAACCTATAAATTTCATAGTATACAAAGCATTATCAGTCCATATCAATATAACTTCTTTTGCTTTTAACGCTCCTACTATTTTTGTGCCGTCCTGTAATCTTTGTGTTCCCGCTGTGTTTGTGGCAGACGGTGCATAAATATTAATACCCTCTTGATCAGAAAATCTAATAAACATATCATCTTGTGTGGTTGTATCACCAATAGTTGTTTCTGTTCCAAGATGTATTAAGTGTCTTGTTGTTGGTGATATTAACGTAACCCTTGATGCAGTGGGATTATTTCCTGTTTCAAAACCAGATGTTGTAGTTGATGCCCTATTTGATAAAGGTGTTGCAGCTCCGGCGTTCCATGTAAATGTTTTACCGTTTGCAATAGTTGCTATAAGAACTTGTCCAAAGTTATCTAAACTCCAAAGACCTGGTTCTAAAACTACAGTCGATGCATTTACCGCGCTACCAAAACCAGAAAAGTTTGTAGCGTTTGTAACTGTTGCACCACTACTATGTGCTTGTCCATTTGATGTACCAGCTGTTGCTGTACCATTTGTACCTCTGGTAATACCAGTTAAATCGTTAGAACTTATTCCCGTATATGTAATTAATTCATTACCGACTGCTATTGTTCCACCACCTGTTGGAAAACCTGTAACAGATGTTAAAGTTATTGATGTACCAGATCCTCCCGTACCAGCAGTGTCCGCATTTAAAGCACCGTTTAAAGTTGTTGTTGCAACTCCAGATACTGTTCCTCCAAAGTTACCAATACCAAAACCATATCCATAAGACTGAGCTGCAGGACCAACTTTTTCATACGGTATAACATCACAAGATCCACCACCCGCTGCACCGGTTGTGGTCTGTGATCCCGTTACAATAGCAATTAAAGATGATGTTACTCTTGTTACTTGAAATAATTTATCTTCAAAAGCAGCATTAGTTAGACCAATACCACTTGGAACTGATACATTATCTAATAAAATAATATCACCTGATTCTAAATTATGTGCTGAAGAAAATGTTAAAGATACTTCTTGTGTTGCATCTTGAGCAGACATAACAACAGAACTAATAGTAGCTTTTACTGGTGTAACATCGTGAAGTTGCCCTTCAAAATATATAAGTAAAAATTTATCAGAACCTAGCGCAACATATCTATTACCATCTAAATCAACAAAAGAATGTTGTTTTCTAACTGCACCAACTATTGTGTCTGATACTAAAGAAGACCAACCACCAACTTTTTCTGGTAGTCCATATCTAAATCTAACATTGTCTGAATCTATCCAACGCTGTTCTGCACCGACAGTGGTATCTTGTTTGTCGATTCCAGGTTTAAATTTGAAATCAATGAGAGCCATAGTTTTTGCTCCTACTGGTTAGTTGACTTCAATACCCAGCCAACAGTCACATTAACATAAAGAAGTGTTACTGCCTGACCGTTAACATTTAAAACTAAATTAGAAGTTCCCGCATTTATTTTGTGACTATTTCTATTTACTGTAAGATTGTTAGATGCAAAAAAGTTACCACCATCTACTATTGTTATCTCGTCTCCTGTAGCCGCAGAAGCTGGTAATGTAATTGTTATAGGGTTAGTATTTGTTATTGCAATTATTTGATCATTTTTTACCGCGGTATATGCAGTTACAGATGAAGAGTTAACTGTATAATACCCTTTTTGTAAAATAGATTCTGTAGTATCTGTTCCGTCAGATATTAAACTTACAATAGATCCTGCAGCAATTGTTACAGGATTAGAAGATGATGCTGTCTTTACTGTTAATGTAAAATTACTTGTAGTTCTATTTGTTGCATCTTCTATTATAAAATATCTTTCTGCACCGCTAGGCATAGTCACAGTTCTATTAGCGGCTAATGTTCCTGTTAATTTATAGTATATGTTTTTACCATTAGATGTTGATCCGTTGTCCAAGGCCAGTGTTACATCAGCAGAGGCCACATCTAAAGACAGATAACCCGTGGCAAGCTGCTCTAATATCTGTAGATTGGTATTTGTTATATTACCCCAAAGACCAGCCTTTTCACCGGTTGTAATAATCTCTAATTTTGAATTTGTTGAAAATGTTGATGCCATATTAAATCGGGTCTATTTCTACCCAAACACTATTAGTATTTGGATCTATTTCACTCCATGTTATTGCCGTTGCATCCTTAACAGTTATAGTTAAAGGTGTTGCATCAGGCGTTACATTTGCTTTACCGATCAATGTAACACTTCCTGTGTTCAACGTCAATTGGTTTCCAGTTACAACCGCATTAGCAGCCGCAGTAATTACTACGCTTCCTGCAGATAAAGTTAGTCCACTTCCTGCAACAGTTACGTTAGCTGCAGCATTAATTACTACGTTTCCTGTAGCTGCTGTTAAAGGACTCCCTGTTACATTAACAAGAGCTCCTGCTAATGTTGATGCTGCTCCTATAGATAGTGTTAAAGGACTTCCTGTTACGTTAACTGTAACGTTAGGATCAAATACTGTGCTCGATATTGGAAGAGCAGATATGGCATTGAAACCGAGCATTTATTACGCTCCTGGTTTAGTTGGCCATGTAACAGCTTCTACTTGTTCAACAGTTGTCAACCCGTTTGTTATATCTCTTAGTTCTTGTCTGTATGTTTGCCAAGCTGTTTTATCAGCTATTGGTGAATCTGGTAAAACTGTCCAATCTGATTCTGCTAAAAGTCTATTTCTATCTCTTCTTAAAGATCTCATAGCTATAGCAAAAGGTGGATTATCTGCCAGCCATGTTTGCTCTTGATTATCTCTTTCAGCTTCCTCTGCTGGTGTAAGATTAACTTTAACTCCATCTACTAATTTATGTCTACTCATTATTTTACCAATCCATATAAAGTAAATACACCAGATGTTATATTTCCTGATGACATTTGTATTTTAACATTGTTGATTGCATTATCTCCAATACAAATAAAACCTGTATCCCAATGGTAATCATTTGTTTGATGACCTGCTACCCATGTTGAATGGCAAAATTTATTTGCACCACTAAATGCGTTTGCCATACCATACAACCAAATTTGACAACCACCATCTTTATCATTTCCTAAATCTGTTCCTAATTGAACTGCACCACTTATATCATTACGTTCGGTCCCAGTAGTCGCATTACCTGTTAGTGCTATAAAATTTCTACCTGAGTACATTGTTGTTGTTAAATAAGAAGAACCACTATCTTCAGAAAAATACATATAAGGTTCAACCCCATCTGTAGCAGCTCTTATCTTATGACCTACAAGTAAAAAATTATCGTAGGTAGCTGTTGTTAAATTAAAAGATAAACTTGCACTAGCACTGGCTGTTGCTGAAGATATTTTATTTAAAGCTCCCGCAGTAAAGCTAGTTGCACCTGTGCCACCATTACCTGTTGCTAATGTTCCTGTGACTGGACCTGTAGCCAAATTTACATTGTCTATCATGTTTGCTGTGTCTATCTTACTTAATGCCATGATTATGCTCCTACTAGTTTGTATGCTCCAAATCTTGTTCCATAATTACCACCATCACTAGAATCTGCAGCTGAAGCAATTTCTGGTGTTGCTGAACTTACATCTACTTTACAATATATTTCTAGATAATCAGTAGCATTTAAATCAACTACAGAGTGTATGACCATTGCAACAACTCTTGTTCCATCATGCCTACTATCTTCTGTTGTACCTACATTAGCTGATCCATTTTTGTAAATTTTAATTTGAGAAATATCGTTTGCATCATAAGTTGCATAACATTGAGCCATTGCATAAACAAAATATTTTCCAGCTACTCCTGGTGTAAATCTATAATTGGTAGAATTATCATAAGTGTTATTTGTATCAAAAACTTCGGTATTAAATTGAACTTTAGTTAAAGTATTATCCGAAATAGATTGACTTGCTGACAGGTATGCCTCAAAAGCAGGTGTCATTTTTAACAATCCAGAATTATTAGTTGTAATTTTATCTTGTAGAGTAAAGTTACCTGAACCATCACTAGTTAACAATTCGTTACCTGCGAA